CGCGTACTCCACGTTGTTAATGACCTGTGTTTGAACAGTGGTTGAACCGCCCGCTCCAGTCAACATGGTCTGGCGCTCGCGCTCAAACATCCGCTCGCGGGTGTAGCTATTTGCTACGGCCAGCGCCTCGCTGTTTTCGCTAAAGGCTTGGTCCGTTCCACCGCCGCTGGTTAGGGCTTGGCGCGTGGCGTCGAAGATGTCGTTTGCTACGACGTTGCCACCACTGCCCGGTACAAACAGTTCGGGGCCTTGCTCGCCAACCACATAAGGCTGACCAGCGGAAACAGGACCGCCCTCTGCTCGAAACTGGAAAGGTCCTGCACCCGTAAATACCCCTTCGCCAGCAAGCGTGCCCTCCATGCCAAAGCCGGGAAGCCCGCCAGGGCTTGGTCCCGTAAGGCCTTTGAGTACTGACAGGATCAGTTGCTGGGCCAGCATTTGAGTGGCCATGTCGATAAATGCTTTGCCGATGTTGGCGAACATCTGCGAGAACGCTTCCTCAACCGTTTGCGTTCCAGTGATAACGCCGGTGATGGCGCTGGACATCGCGCTGCCTAGCTCAGTCTCGATGGTCTGCGCCATGCGGACAATCTGAGCGTCGACGTCATTCAGGCTCTTCTGCAGCTGCGTCATGTACTGCTGGATTGGAGCTTGCGCTGCTTGAAGCCTGCCTTCTAACTCAAGGATTTGGTTTACTTCATTTTCGTTAAGACCTTTACCTTGCAGAGAAAGGCGCTTTTGCTCAAGTTTTAGACGGTTCTCCTCTTCGCGTGTGACGGCTTGGGCAAGACCAAGCTCAATAGTCAAGCCGTCAACCGTTGTCTGGAACGACTTTTCAAGATCTCTTCTGATCTTTAGGACAGCAGCCTCAGTATTCTTTCTGTTCTCGTTTATAGCTATTTCATTCTTGGCAAGGTTAAGTGCTTTCTCAGCTTCACTGGTATTACTTGCTTTTATCTTTGCAGCCTGGGCTGCAAGCTCTAGGTCTTTTATACGCCCTGCAATAGTTGCTTGCTGAACTTTGTCGCCTTCCAGATCCGCAGCGCGAGCAGCGTCCTTAAGAGGAACAAGTTTGCGTTCCAGCTCAAGCTCAATACCCAAAACACGCAGCCGCTCAGCAAGCCGGGCTGCTTCAGCTGAGGACTTGCTATTAGTGTCAGCTAAGAGACCATTAATAACTTTTTGAACGTTGCTTTCTTCTTTAAGCAGTGTCAAAATTGTTTGTCTATCTTCTTTTATTTGAGCTGTTAAAGCAGCTACACGCGCATCTGCACGTCCTTCCGCAGTTACCTCTTCCGGCTGGGGCACCTGACCCATTTCTGCAAATCTACCCTGCCCAAATAGGTATAAAATGTCAGCGATACGTTTTATCCTGTTATAGTAAGTTTGTGCAGCTGCGTTCAGGTGATCCCAGATACCTACGCTGCGAGCTTCAGCGAGCTGTTTCTGATACTGGACGGCTAGAATAGCGTTTAGAAGCTGTTCTTGTGTGTTGATTAAACCGTTCTGCTTAATAGAAGTGGCTAACTCTAAAGCTCTTTCGTTGCCAATAAGTTTTCTGTATTGCAGTATTGCTTGAAGCGCGTTTCTTTCGTCGATAGCCGCTTTTGCAATACCCTCAAAAGTTTGTGCACCACCAATATCTCCAAACGTACGACTCAGTAATTGAGCTGCTTCGGCATCCCTAAACTGCCCAAAACTAGCCACAAGCTCTAAAGCCTCTTCTTTTGTTACTCGTAATTCTTTAGCAAGTTGTTTAACGCTTTCAGCTGTTACTTTTGTTGTTGCATCTGTGGCACCCAAAGTTGTATTTAGCCGTTCGACGGAAGCGTTAAATTCGTTAGCGTCTTTAATAGCGCCGCCAAGCACAGAGCCGATCAACGAACCAGCCAGTGCTCCGCCCGGTCCGAAGAAACTTCCGATTACACCACCAGCAAGTGCGCCGCCTGCTTCTTCTGCCCCTCCACCAAATAGAAGCGAGAACGCAGCGCCTGTCAGACCGCCTTTGACCCCTTGACCTAGTTTCGAGCGCAGACTTACACTTTTAGCTAGTCGTGTATTTGTTTTTTCAACAGCCGTACTAAGAAGACCTTCTGTACGAACAACTTTTGCAGCGTTAGTTTGCTGAGCGTTGTAAGCATCAACGTGTTTCTGCAGCTCTGGTGTTATTTCTCCGTAAATAGATAGCTGACGTGCAACTTCTTTGCTGATGGATTTTCCCTTGCTGTCAAGCTCGCGCCACTTGTTCAGGTCTATGGGATCGCCGGTCGGATCAATACCAGGAGGAAGTAGCTTTTGCTGAGCTTGGGCTGGACCTTGGAATTGCTGGAATCCAGTGAATCCCTGCGTTTGCCCGGCACGAGGCAGCAGTAAAGGACCGCCCTGTGTCAACAGGCGAGCACTTTCCATAAGATCGAGCACACGCACCATCTCGACCCTTAGGGCAATGATGGCACTCGTCATCCCGTTGAAACCGACGATTGCGCGACTCGTGTAGTCGGCAATGCGACGATCCAGTTCTTGGATCAAGCGGAGATAACGCTCTTGCTCAGCCCTGGCGCGTGCGATGGCTTCAGCGTTCTTGATCAGACCCCGATCAATGCGGGTATCAATACCTCGTACTTGACCAGCGGCAAACCGACGCTGACGTGCCAGCTCGTCGACGCGCTCTGCAGCAGCCGTTAAACGTCTTATTTGATTTTCAAAATCGACACCCCCTATTTGACCTACCGCAGCCGCAGCAAAAAGTGCACGTTTTCCTAATTCTGCAAATCCTGCGTTAGCCGCTTTAAGATACGCAATTACAACTTGAATAGATTTCGGTAAGCGGGATAATGCCCTGCTCTCAACACGCTCCAGGGCTTTATAAAGCTTATTGGACTCTCCTGTTATCTTTTTTACGCCTTCAGCTACCCTGTCCGCTGACTTATCGATTTTATTTATAGCGTCGTCGATCTGCCCCAGCTTTCGGAGCGCCTTGCTGTTATCGACATTTAGGCGGATGTCACCCCTAAATTCAGCCAAAGCTCGGTCCAACCCTATTGCGACAGTCTAGGGCGCAGAAAAAAGCCGCCTTAGCGGCGGCGTTGGGCTTTCTTCATTGCCTTGTCCTGCTCGCTGTTGAGGTAGCCGAAATACAGAGACCACAGAACGATCTCGTCTTCGGTGACCTCGTTAAGCAGGCGGTGGAGCGTGTAGCCAAGCTCCTTAGCGACGCCGAGGCAGAGAAGAAGCCAGTTGTCCTTGGCTAGCTCCTTAGCTGCCTCTTTTCATGTCGAGGGGCTCCTCATCGTCAGCTCCGATTACCGCAAGCATCAGGGCCTGCAGGTCGGCGTCACGAATCTCGTTTTTCAGAGTCGGGATGTCACCGGCGCTGAACAGAGGCGTGCCGTTCTCGTCCAACGCCTTACGCACCAGCAGCTGGAGGGCGAACGCTGTCGGATCCTCGGAGCGGGCGTCCTTTTTGGCCCGGTCGCGTTCGGCGGCAGTCAGAGGCTTGACGTACATCTCCACGATGTCGCCAGTCGAAAGCTCGACAGTTTTGAGTACAGGATCAAGCCGTGCACTCTTGACCAGACGGTCGATTAGACGTCCCGAAGCCATAAAACTCCTAATACATTAAAAGTGTAGCGCATTAAAAAAGCCCCACCGAAGTGGGGCCAAAACCCTGGGGTTTTATCAACCGATGGCGTTGCCGAAGATGTTGGTGGGGTTGATCACCGTGAAGGCCAGCTCAGCACTCGTGGGATCGTCTGGATTGACGCTCACGCTCATGCTGTTGATGTTGACCTCAGACTCGATGTAGAGGCTGTTTGCGTCGTCAACGCCGCCAGCACCGTCGGAAACGGTGTTGACGTACAGCTTCACAGCTGCACCTTCCTGGGACCGCAGCAGCACGTTGCTGAGCAGACGGTTGGCAAGGCTGTTCTGGTCGGAGGTGAAGTACACGGTCATGGTGCCGGTGCCAGAGGCATAACCAGCCTGGATCGTGCGGAATGCAGCCCACTTGCTGCCCACGTTCGCAACGGAACAGGGAAGGGTGGTCACATCCAGTTCTTCGCGGGTGATTTCCACGGAGAACTCGCTCACCTGGCACACAACCGAATACTCGGCCATGTCCACAGCAATGTGGTTGGCAGCGCCAGGGGTGTCAGCACTACCAGTACCGCCGTCACCGTTCAGGGTGATTGCAGTGCCGCCAGAGGTGGCAGACACGTCGATGCTGGTAGCGGTGCGGGCCACGACGTAATAGGTCGTGCCAGCGGTCAGGGCGCTGTCGATGTTCGCAGTGCCTTCTTCAGAGAAGACAATGGCGTCGCCAACGCGGTAGTCGTTGGAACTGGGAACAGTGATGCTGGTCCCAGCTGGGAAGTCGGTGAAGTCCAGCAGGCAGAACTCGGTTCCGGCGGGCTGGAAATAAACCGAGCCCTCCTGACCGGTCAGCGTGCTCGTAGAGCAAGAGACAGGCATTTCAATACCTCGAAAAACAACGTGGGGGCGTTATTTGGGGGCGGAGGGCACAGCCCTACTCACACGAGTGTATGGCTATTATTCGACGCTCGCTACTACACCACAGCTCAAAGATACTAGGAAATGTGGTCTGTCTACTAGGGCAGTAAATTCCGGACCCGTGATCGCGTCTACACGCCCCAGCACACCGTTTACACGCTCTTTTGGACGGTTGTTCAGCGTGTAAAGCGCCCTCATCACATCGGCAGCCACATCCTGACCTCGGGCTGGTCCGTACCCCTTCTCCAGGTAGACCTCAACAACCAACGATGCCCGCAGATCCTTGATTGCACAGCCAATAGCAGTTTCTGCTGTAGTACCAAAATTCAAACGGACCAGCGCAAACTCCGATGCCGCGTCGTCATCCGGCACCAGTTGGTTTTCGTACCGGATAGGAATGTTGAAACCGTTGAGGGCGGTCTCAATCGGTTCTTCAAAATAGCGGCGAACTGCTTGGAAGGTCATGAGCCCTTAAAGCCACGGATCTTTGGATCTTGCGCGGTCCGCACAGCCCTACTTACACGAGTGTATGGCGATTACGCGACGCTCGCTACTACACCACAACTCATGGATACTACAAAATAAGGTTCGTCTACTAGCGAAGTAAATGCCGGGCCTGTAATGGGGTCTACACGACCCAGCACGCCGTCAACACGTTGTTTTGGACGCTCGTTCAGCGCATAGAGCGCCGTCATCACATCGTCGGCGACGCTTTGTGCGCGTGCTGGTCCGTAGCCCTTTTCCAAATACACCTCAACAACCAGCGATGCACGCAGATCCTCAAGGGCGCAGCCGATAGCAATTTCTGCAGTTGTCCCAAAATTGAGACGAACCAGGGCATACTCCGTGCCACCGAGCTGCCTCGGTAAAACGTTGGCGTTGTCGTAATCGCTCGTACCAGGTACTGGCTGCTGGTACGTCGGAGCAAAATTACAGATCGACTCAAGCGTGATGGCGTCTTGCACATCACTGAATTGGTACACGCCAAACGAAACGAAGCATTGCCAAATGGCGTTGTTGTAGTCCGTTCTGCCGTAAGGAGCAATGCCGCCGCCTTCAGGCACCAGCTGGTTCTCGTAGCGGATCGGAATGCTGAAACCGTTGAGGGCGGTCTCAATCGGTTCTTCGAAATAGCGACGGACTGCTTGGTAGGCCATTAGCTAGGAGGGGCTTTCGGACCTTGAAAACCCCGAATCTTGGGGTTTTTGGCAACACGATCAGTGGCTTTCTCCAAAGTTTGGCGTAATTCACCCGCTTCGACGTAGGTGCGATACCAATTTTGGGGCGCGGTGTTTGGGGGTTGGCCACCTTTCCAGCGCACGCGCTCGGGGTCCAAGTCCAGCGCAATATCTCTGTACACCATCTCGTTTCCGATGGTGTACTGCACCGATTTCCGACCGCTCGGGGGAGGTGCCGTAATGGGCTTTGGATTAAAACTAGCCGGAGTTGAACGTCTTGGACCGCTGGGTTCTTTAGTGGCATTTACGCGTGTCTTGCCCTGCTTGATGACC